AACATTGCTGTAGCTAATGCTGACGGCAAAGTAATGGCTGGTCACATTAGTTCTACTGCTACGGCTCAATCTATCCTTAACATTGAGACTCTAAGAGACACTGATACTTTCGGTGACATCGTAAGAGGATTACATGTTTATGGAAGAGCTGTATTAAGAGACGACGCTCTCGTAACAGCACACTATAGTATTGACTAATACTAAAGAATTAGAAGGGGCGATTAAGTTCGCCCTTTCTTTTATATACATAAAGGAATTTTAAAATGCCAAAAATGAAAAACGGAATTGACTACGCTGATGTTGTAACAGAACATTTACCTTTTATAAAAGAAGGCGATAATGTGGCTTCTTGTGATTATGGTAAAGATAAATATCCAAGACAATATGGTCAAATGGATTTAAGAAGAAATTGCGATAAAGCTGAGATGGGTACTCCATCTTTTTACAAAGACGAAAAATAATTAAAGGTAACAAATGGCTGCTCCATTTAGAACATATTTAGATTTAACTAATACTATTATTAGAGAACTTAATGAAGTAGAATTAACTACTGTTACTTTTACTGCAGCTACAGGTATACAAAAATATATTAAAGATGCTATTAACAGAGCATACTTTGATATTTGCACAGCAGAAGACAAGTGGAGTTTTTTAAGTGCAGGTGACCCATCTAATAACTATTATGGTAATACTAATATTGAAACTGCCTCTGGCACTAGATGGTATGATTTAAGAAGTTCTCAAACAATTGCAAATGAGTATAGTTTTGTTGATTGGGAAAATATAATAGTAACTGAAGAAGGAGTAACAGGTAAAACAGCTCCATTTGAAATTCACAGACTACAGCCACTGTCTATAAATAACTGGCAAAGATTATATGGAATAGAAGAGTCAAGAGATAAAAGTAGTTCTCAAACTTATGGAATACCTAAACGAGTTATAAGAGTTCCAGAAAATAATAAACTTGGTTTATCTCCTATACCTGATGGTAAATATAAAATTTATTTTTATGCTTATAGTCAACCTACTGAACTATCAGCACATGGGGATACAGTAGTATTTCCAAAACAATATACATCTGTTCTTTTAGCAAAGACTAGATATTATGTACATCAATTTAAAGACAATATGTCACAAGCACAACTAGCTGAAGTAGAATATCAAAAAGGTTTAAGAAGTATGAGAGAACAATTATTAGAACCTTTTCCAGAAACTATGGATGATAGACGTAGCGTATATGTCTAATAGAAAGAAACAGGTAAAGCTACCAGCTCCCTGGAATAAAACAAATACAAAAGAAGTAATTAAAAATTTTTTTAAAGTATGGCAGAACAAGGTATATCGATAAACTGTGAGGGCGGATTAGATTTAGTTTCAAGTACCGCTTTGCTTTTTAGAACTCCAGGAGTAGCTCAACGACTTAATAACTTTGAGTCATCTATCCATGGTGGATACAGAAGAATTAATGGCTATACTAAATTTGGTTCATCTACTGTTACAGGAGGTAGTAATCAAGTTGAAGGTATATTTGCATATGCCAAAGGAGTAATAGCTTGTGCAGGAAGTAATATTTATTATAGCACAAACGGTAATAGTTGGACACAAATAAATAAAGATACCTATCAAGCTCAAACAGGAACAGTTACAGTAAGTTCAGGAAGTGCTACAGTATCTGCACATGGAGGTTCAACAACATTTACTACTGATTTTTCAGTAGGAGATGATATAAAAGTTAATGGAGAACAATTTTTAGTTTTAAGTATTACTAATGATAGTACATTAACTGTTGATGGAAATTTTCAAGCATCAGCAAGTAATACAGCAGTTTTTAAAAATGGAGCTACCGCATCTCAATTAAATAGTGGAAGTGCTATATCAAGAGGTTCTCAAAGTCTTTGTGAGTTTACACTTTATGAAGGCAATAAACAATACGGTAAACTTTATGTAGCAGATGGAATTAATAAAGTTGCTGAAATAGTAATTGAAGTTACAAATGCTGGAGTATATACTTATTCATTTAAAGAAGTAAATAGGTCAGCTCCTGTAGACCCAGACTTTGTTACATTATTTTCAGAAAGATTAATAGTTGCAGGACAATCAAATAATCCACAACAAGTAGCTTATAGTACTAGATTAGTACCAGAAAATTTTACAGGTAGTTCGGCAGGTACAGTAGATGTAGGTGACCAAATAGTAGGTATAAAATCTTTTCGTAATAAACTTATTATATTTTGTAAAAATAGTATTTATCAATTATCTGGTCTTGATGGTACACCAGTTTTATCTTCGGTAACTAAAAACATTGGTTGTGTAAGTGGTAAAACAATTCAAGAGATTGGTGGAGATTTAATTTTTCTTTCTCCAGATGGATTAAGAACTATTGCTGGTACTGCTCGTATTGATGATATTGAACTAGGTTCTATTAGTAGAAAAGTATTACCAATATTTAGAGATGATATATTTCCTAACATATCAACTTTAACTTTTTCTAGTATGGTTATTAGAGAAAAAAGTCAATACAGATTATTTTATTACAAAAATGGAACTGGAGATATATCTCAAAAAGGATTACTAGGAACTTTTAAAATATCTTCACAAGGAGTTCCTTTATACGAATGGAGTGAATGTACAGGTATAGGTGCTCGTATGACTCACTCAGGATTTGATGAAGATAATAACGAAGTTTATTTTCATTCTAGTACTGATGGATTTATTTATCAACACGATACTGGTAATAATTTTAACGGAAGTAATATAGCAGCAGAATACAAAACACCTGATTTAGATTATGGAGATTCAGGTGTTCGTAAAACTTTATACTACTGTAAGACAAGTATTCGTGCTGAGGGTGCGAATGATAATTTAAAACTACTTTGTCGTTATGATTTTGATGACAACAATATCCCTCAACCAGCTGAAACAAATATAGGTACTTTAGCTAGTCCAGCTTTATTTGGAGTAGCAGTTTTTGGAGCAGCACTTTTTGGACAAACACTTTATCCACAACAAAAAACTAATTTAGTAGGTAGTGGATTTACAAATAACTTTACAATATCAAGTACTGGTAATGCATCTCCATATACAATCTCAGGATTTTATGTAGACTTTATACCAGGCGGAAGGATTTAAATATGGCGGCATACACAAGACAGAGTTCATTTGCAGATGGTAATACTATTAATGCATCGTTATTTAATAACGAGTATGACGCATTAGCAGCAGCCTTTGTAAATACTAGTGGTCACAAACATGATGGTACAACTGGTGAAGGTCCAGTTATAGGTGTTATTGGTGATGCTGGTATTGCAACGCCACTTAACAAAGTCTTAATTGATACAGCAAATGACCATATTGAATTTTATATAGATGTATCTTCATCTGCAGTGCAACAACTTTATATTGCTGATGGTGTAGTAGCTCCTGTTACTGATAGTGATATAGACCTTGGTACATCTTCTCTTTATTATAAAAATGCTTATATTGATGCTATAACTACTACAGGTAATGTAGCAGTTGGTGGTAACTTAACTGTTACTGGAACAACTACATTTAATGGTGGCACATTAACTCTTGGTGATGCAGCAACAGATAACATAGCAATTAATGCAACGATTACTAGTAACTTAATATTTGAAGGTTCTACAGCTGACGCACATGAAACTACTTTAGCACCAGGTAATCCTAGTAGTGATATTACTTTAACTCTTCCGTCTTCAGCATCAGATACTTTAGTAGGTAAAGCAACAACAGATACATTAACAAATAAAACTTTAACTAGTCCTGATATTAATGGTGGTACTATTGATGGTGCAGTTATTGGTGGTGCAAGTGCAGCTGCTATAACAGGTACAGCAATTACTGGTACTAGTTTTGTTATTGGTTCTGCAAATATTAACGAAGCTGAGTTAGAAATATTAGATGGTGCTACAGTAACTACAGATGAATTAAATTATAGTGATACTGGAGCTGCTGTAGGAACAGTGGTTGCTAGTAAAGTTGTAACAGCAGATGCTAACAAAGATGTATCATCTTTTAGAAATGTAACTGCTACTACATTTATAGGTAATATAGATGCAGTAGATGGTGACTTTGATGGCACACTAGAAGCTGATGCAATAACAGTTGGTGGTGTAGCTCTTAATGAATTTATTTCTGATACAGTTGGAGCAATGGTAACAGGTAATACAGAAACTAATGTAACTGTAACTTATGATGATTCAGATAATACACTTGACTTTGTTGTAGGCAATATTACAGGTACTGCACAACTTGCAACTGAATCTACTATTACAGCAAACAATAGTACAAATGAAACTGTATTCCCTACATTTGTAGATGGTGCTACAGGTTCTCAAGGACTTGAAACAGACACAGGATTAACTTATAATCCTTCTACAGGTTTATTAACTTCAACAGGTTTTGCTGGAGCACTTACAGGTAATTCTTCAACAGCTACAGCTCTTGCAACAGCTAGAACAATTCATGGTGTATCTTTTGATGGTTCAGCTAATATTGATTTATCTGAAGTAATTCAAGATACAGTAGGTGCAATGTTTAGTAGTAATACTGAAACAGATATTGCAGTAACTTATCAAGATAGTGATGGAACAATTGATTTAGTTGTAAGTAATATTTCTGGTAATGCTGCAACAGCTACAGAAGCAACTAATATAACTGCTGTAGCTAATAACTCTACTAACGAAACTGTTTATTTAACTTTTGTAGATGGTGCAACTGGAACTCAAGGTATTGAAACAGATACAGGTTTATCTTACAATCCTTCAACTGGATTACTAACTGCTGTAGGTTTAGATATTTCTGGAGATGTAGATGTAGATGGTACTCTTGAAACAGATGCATTAACTATTGGAGGAGTTACTCTTGCTGAAACTATTAGTGATACAGTTGGAGCAATGGTTACTTCTAATACTGAAACAGGTATATCAGTAACATATGATGACTCAGATAATACATTAGATTTTGTAATTGGTGCTGGAGGTATAGCTAGTTCTATGATTGCAGCTGATGCAATTACTGGAGCTAAAATAGCAGATGATGCTATTGATAGCGAACACTATACTGATGGTTCTATAGATACTGCACACATTGCAGACTTACAAGTTACTACAGCTAAGATTGCTGATGATAATATTACACAAGCTAAAATAGCTAATGATGCTATTGGAGCTGATGAACTAGCTAGTAATGCTGTAGTAAATGCTAGTATAGCTTCAGGTGCTGCAATAGCATTTAGTAAAATGGCTAATCTTACAGGACAACGAGCATTAGTATCAGATAGTAATGGTGATGTATCAGTAGCTTCAGTAACAGATACCGAGCTTGGCCATTTATCAGGAGTAACATCAGCTATTCAAACACAAATAAATAACAAACCAAGTAATGGATTCGCAGTAGCGATGGCAATTGCTCTTTAAAAAATAATAAAAAACATTTGACATATTGTAAAAAATATGTTATAATATATAAAATCATGGGAGATAAATAATATGGCACAAGACTTTGAAGGTAACGGAGGGCAAATTACTAATTCAGAAACAACTCTTAGAGCTGCAGCTGATAGTGATGATGCTATTATAGGTCTTAGACTTGCTAACATTCTTACAACTAATATTACTGTTAGTGTGTGGATTGATGAAGGCAACTCAGCAGATAGATACTTAATAAAAGATGTAAGTATTCCTGCAGGTAGTTCAGTTGAATTAATTCAAGGAGCATCAAAGGTAGTTATTATGAGTGGAGATGTAGTAAAAGCACAATCATCTGCAGCTAATAGTTGTGATTTTTGGCTTAGTGTAGTTGATACAATTAGTTCTTAATAGGAGATTATATGGCTAAAGCAGAAAAAGTAGGTGGTATTTTATACATCGGTAATGCTCCTTCAGGAGAACAAATACCTACACATGATAGTACAGTAGATGATAACCAAATTGTAGGTAATGCAGTTCTTGCAGGGCCTGTAACATTTAATGCAACAATAACAATTGAAGGCGTAGTGGTGGTAGTATGAGTACAGAAATAGATGGCGTTAACGGTATAATTAAAAACACCACAAGTGATGGTGATATAACTATTAAAGGTAATGATGGTGGTAGTGAAATATCAGCAGTAACCTTTGATATGTCAGCTGCAGGTACGGCTACATTTAATCATGATGTAAAACTAGGTGATAATTCAAAAGCTTTGTTTGGAGCTGGTGATGATTTAGAAATTTATCACGATGGTTCTAACTCTTATGTAAAAGATGCTGGAACTGGAAATTTAAGATTAGAAGGGACTGATATTAGGGTAGCAAATTCAGGAGGCACAGGAGATTACATTCGTTGCACAAATGGAGGAGCTACAGATTTATTACATAATGGTTCGGTTAAAATTTCAACAACTTCTGCTGGTATTGATGTTGTAGGTAAAATTCTACATACAGGAGGAACAGCTTCTTCAACCAGTGATTTAACAACAGGCGGAATACATTTTCACGATAGCTCAACTTCTGCTGGTGATATTATGCCAATTACTTTTACTCCTACTGCAACAGCAGATAGAGCTAGAGCAGGTATAGGATTTATTTCTCAAGCACAAGATGGAAGTGCAGGATTTGCCGCAGATATTACTTTCTATACTAGAGGTGCAGCAGATGGTTCAACGCTAGGTACTTCTGATGAGAGGATGAGAATAACGAAAGATGGAAAAGTAGGCATAGGTGCGACCACACCAGCTCAACAATTATCCATCTTAAACGACCAAAATACTGATACAGCTATGAGAATTAGTAATGGAACAGCAGGAACTGCAGCTAGGTCAACAATATTTTTAGATGTTGATGGTGGTGGTGCTCAGTTAATGGCTGTAAATGCAAGTTTCTCAACTTCTGGTCCATACATAGCAGACAATGTTACATTTGTTTCTGATACTGCTATGACAAATGGAATGACCATTGGAACAAGAAGTTCTAATAGTGGTGCACATTTAAGATTTTATACTCAAGACTCACAAAAACTAAAAATAAACTCAACTGGCGGATTAATTAATACGATGCCAATTAATGATGTATATGGAATAGATAATCAAATAACCCCTAGTAGTGGTAACTTATATGCTCAAAAAAATACATTTGAAAATCGTTCACCAGATGACAATACAAGTAGTTTTTATTGGGGAAATGATAATGTAACAGCTAGATTTGGTGTTTATTCAGATGGTGATGTTCAAAATCACGATAACTCTTATGGTGCGTTTTCTGATGAAAGAATTAAACAAGACATAAGAGATGCTAATTCACAATGGGATGATATAAAAGCTGTTAAAGTTAGAAACTTTAAAAAGAAAGATGATGTAAGACAATATGGTGATAAGGCTTGGGAACAAATAGGAGTAATTGCACAGGAAATGGAAGCTGCTGGAATGGATAAATTAATTAAACACTCTAACCCATCAGCAGGAGATATTATTTCATCATCGGAGTTTGGAACTCTTTGGACAGCAGATGACCCAGAAACTCAAGACGCAGTAGAAGAAGTTTTATACACTGCTGATGACCCAGAAACACAAGATGTTCTTTACACAGCAGATGATGTTGAAACACAAGATGGTTTTTATACTGAAGAAGATGAATTGCCAGAAGGCGTTGAAGTAGGTGATGTAAAACCAGCTGCAAAATCTGTTGGTGATGTAAAAGAATACGCTACTGCTTCAGTAGGTGATATTAAAATTGAAGCTCAACCATCTACTGCACAAATTGGTGAAATAAAAGAAATTAAAGCTCAAGTTAAAAAAATTGGATATTCAGTATTATATATGAAAGCTATAAAAGCATTACAAGAAGCACAAACAAGAATTGAAACTTTAGAAACTAAAGTGGCAGCATTAGAAGGATAAACTATGAGTGAAATAAGAGTAGATACTATATCAGAAAAAACAAGTGCCAATGGTGTAGCCATTGATGGCCTTACTATTAAAGACGGTGGCATATCAGCTACAACTGGAGCCATAGTATTTAATGAAGCATCTGCTGATTTAGACTTTAGGGTAGAGTCTAATGGTAATACTCATATGCTATTTGTTGATGGTGGCTCTAACATTGTAGGTATTGGTGCTGACCCTGACCTTGGTGTTGGGTTGCATATTAAATCTGCTGACAGTGGTGGAAGTGCAACAAGTACAGCCGATGAATTAGTGGTTGAAGGGTCTGGTGATACGGGAATTCAAATATTAAGTGGGGCTTCAAGTGAAGCTGGCATTGCATTTGGTGATAGCGGTGATTCAAATATTGGTCTTATTGGATACGACCATGCAAATAATAGATTTAGATTTAAAACAAATGATGCTGTTCAATGGTATTTAGATTCTTCAGGAAACTGGCTACCAGCAGCAACTGACCATGGTATTTACCTTGGCGTAACTTCAGCAACAGCATCTAATCTACTTAATGATTATGAAATAGGTACTTGGACACCAACTTTCAATGGAACAGCAGGTGCTCCTAGTGGAGTTTCATATAATCGAAGAGTTGGTTGGTACGAAAAAGTTGGAGATATGGTAGCAATTCACTGTTATTTAGATGCAGCTTCTATGACATCTGTGCCTAGTGGGGGCTTAACAATAACTGGACTTCCTTTTACCACAATAAGTACAACTGAATTTTATCACGCTGCTACAGTTGGATATTCTTCAAATTTTGCAACAACAGAATCACCTCAAGCTGGGTATCTTTCTGTTAACGCAACTTTAGTAAATATGGTTACAAACGCATCAAATGATGCTCGAGATAATTTAAATGACACAGTAACTTGTGCAAATGCTATGAGTGGAAATGAAGCGTTAGTGATGTCTGCAACCTATAGAACTGCATAAATTTTTAATAAGGAGAAAACAATGGCAATAACAAAAGAAACAGAAATAGCAAAGATAGAAGTAGTTGGAGAGTATAAAGCTGTTCAGGTTAGAACGGATACTGTTATCAAAGAAGATGATGCAGAAATATCACGTTCAACTCACAGACATGTATTACACCCAGATATGGATATATCTGCTGAAAATGCAGAAGTTCAAGCGGTAGCAAACGCTGTATGGACTGATGCTGTTAAAGCTGCTTGGAAAGATTTTCAAGACAGTCAAACTATTTAAGGATAAACTATTATGACAAGTACGATTAAAGTAGATACTATTAGTGAAAATACTAATGCTAACGGTGTAGCCGTTGACGGGGTAACCTTAAAAGACGGTGCAGTAGGTGCAACAGGTACAGCTACTAGTGTTGCTGGTATTCCGTTCTATACTGCTGATAATTCTATCTATACTCACGATGTATCTGGAACAGATAACACTGCTGAAGCTAATGCCGCTTATGGAATAAATGCCTTAGATGCTATTACAA